ATACTCCGTCAGCCCCTTCATAACTTCTTCGGCAAGGTCATCAATTTTTACTGTTTTTCCCACGCTATCGCCTTGCCTTCCTGCACCTGAATTTAATGCACTTCTTTTTGTAGTTCATATGGTCGATAGAAACGATATCATATATTTCATTTTTGAAGATAATACGATAGCCTGTGGTGCTGACAGTCGCCGTAAGGGCGCACCAACGAACGGTAAAGGTAATATCCGCATTCTCGACTGTTGTTCCCACAACGGCCGTTTCCTTGCCGCTTTCGCCGCCGACAGTCGCATAGCAGGAGAATTCGTCATTCCAGCTGCTCATGTGGTTGCCGATATGGTCGGTAAGTATTACATTTCTCTGAAAGGTTATCCTTTCGTTAAGCAAAGAAATCTGCATTAAAATTCCTCCTTCCTGCTGCCGAAAAGTAAGGCTCTGAGTGAAATTGTCAGAGCTTTGTAATCGGCTTCTTCTCTGTGTTCGTAAAAATAGGCGATGGCATAAAGCACCGCTATTTTTGCGTTTTTCGCAGATTTTAATATCGTTCTGTCCTCAGTGCGGAGAATGTCAAGGCAGAGCGTCTCCGCAGCATAAATGTAGCTGCGGATAAGCGCATCCTCCTCGTTATGATCCACACGAAGGAAATTCTTTACTTCCTTTACGGATACGGTCATACCATCACCTCATCAGGGCTTGGTGACTTTTCCGGTCGTGCCGATTTTAAGAATCTGTACTGCTTCCGGCAGAACAAGTTTTCCGTCCACTCTTTCTTTCGCAACAAAGCCGACCATATCATTTCCGGCGAAAAGCTCTGTCAGCTTTTTAAAGGAACGAGTACCTCTGTCGCCGATGTTGTAGTAGCTATAGTCACCGAAGGAGATCATATTTGTCGGAGCATATTCCGAGGTATAAACAGGGTAGCCTGCCAATCTTTCCGGCTCACCGTCCTTAAAGGACTGCTGCCACAGATACTGACCTTCCGAATCCTTGAGAGTGCGAACGATTGCCAGAATCTTGTCGTTCATAATGAAAGCTGCCTTTTTACGATAAGGACGCTTGAGAGCATAAACGAGGTTAATGATATCGTCACCCTTGAGAGCGGTAGTTGTTGAAGCAATAACACCACCGCCTGTTGCTGCAAAGATACCTGTCGGTCTGCCTCTGCCGTTACCGTTAAGGAAAGCATCTTCTTCGGCATTTGCGAGAGCCTTACCAAACTGGGTGATGATGTAATTCTCCAGACCGAAAGAGTTATCGTAGAGAAGCTCCTCAGTCACCTTGATAGCAACATGAAGCTTATGCGCATCGAGGAGTATCTGGTCAAAGGTTGCGTCACCCCAGACAAGAGGTTCGCCTTCATCTATCCACGATGCCGCAGGCTTTGTTGCTGCCACATTGATCTTGTGGTCGCCGCTTGTCTTTATCTTTGTACCGAGTGTACGCATGATGTTCTCACCGTTCAGCACATCAATAATTCTCTTGTCGTATTCCTCCGGCACAAGGTAACCGCCGTCTGCATCCGAACCCTCACGGAGAACATTTGATACATCTGCAAAGTTGCTGCGAAGCGCTCCGAGCATTGCTTTTCTGTATTCCTCGCTTGATCTGCCTGTGCTGCCGATCTCGCCCTTAAAGGGCTTTGAGGTAAGCGGAGTGTTTATCGGCTTGTTAAGTTCCTGCTCCATAGCGTCCTCACGCTGCATACGGCTGATCTCACGGGAGATATCCTGAATATCCTTTTCCATCTGTTCGTAAACCCCATAGTCCTCATCACTGAGAACACCCTTGTCATTCTTGTGTGCAGCCGCAAAATTACGAGCTGCCTCGATAGCCTGATTCCTTTTTTCGATCATTTCTAAAATAGTCATAGTAAAATTCCTCCTTAATCCATAAGCTGATTCACTCTGCTCTGAACAGCGTAATAGTCATAGCCTGCGGCGGTCAGACGATTTTTTCTGTCATCTCCTGCGCCCCATTTGCCTTGGATGACCTCACGGGCAAGCTCGTCAACAGATTTCTTTTTCTGTACCTTGCCTGAAAGCATCTCGTTAACTCTTGTCTGCACCGCAGAATAATCATATCCGGCAGCAGTGAGCTTCTGCTTGCGCTCATCTCCGGCAGACCATTTGCCCTGAATAACTTCCTTTGCAAGCTCGTCAACAGTCTTTTTCACTGTATTGGTCTTTTTAACTGTTGTCGATGTAGATGTGCTTTCCTTCCACTTGGGTCTGAAAAACGCATAGACGCTGCTATCGTTCAGATACCTTGTCTTGCGCTTAAAGGTAGAATTGCAAGCCCAGTTATCGCCCCAACCTTCAACATTTCCCTCAAGCGTTGTCAGCGTGTTGCCGTTCACAGCTTCAACGATACCTACATGAGAAGCTGAATATTTGTCGATAGGATTAAGGCTCGAATAACGGAACATGATAATATCACCCGGCTGTACTGCCTGTGAATATTTAAGGAACCAAGTGCCGTATTTACCGTCACCGTATCTGCCCTCATCGGATGCGAAGGAGTGAACGCCGCTTGTATATTTGCCGATAAAGCCGCAGTCCTTCATAATAGCGGACACCGCAAAAGCACACCAGTCATAAACGGCATCATAACCGAGCTTGGTCTTGCAGACATAGTAACCGTCCTTGCCGATATAACTCCTCGCCGTGTTTAAGAATTTCTCTCTGTCAGTCATAATATGATCCTCCTCATATATATTTTTGAATTGTATCCAGACGGTCAAATATCTCATCGACAGAATGACCGTTTGTTTCGTGTTTTGTCAGCTTGTTCATCAGGCTTGCATTGACGGCCTTTCGGGAAAATAAAAAAGAGGATGCATTTTTCTGCTCCTCTTCATCGGGTGTATTTTCCTGTTTGGTTTCGCCAGGTTTCTCGTTCGTTTCGGTTTCACCCTGATTTTCATTTGTATTTCTGCCGAAAAGATCATCTGCAAAGCCAAGCTCAACAGCTTTATAAGCCGACATCCAGGTTTCAGCTTCCATCAGCTTTGACAGCTTTGCTCTTGACAGTCCTGTTTTCAGTTGATAGGCATTGATTATGCTTTCCTTGACCTCGGCAAGCATATCAATGGCTTTCTGCATTTCGTTATGATCTCCGAAAGCTATTGTTGCCGGATTATGCACCATGAGGACAGCGCAAGGAGACATCAGCACTGTATCTCCTGCCATAGCGATAACGCTTGCCGCAGATGCCGCAATGGCATCTATTTTCACCGTGACCTTGCCGGGATATTCCGAAAGCATATTGTAAATCTGCGCCGCAGCTACACAATCACCGCCCGGAGAATTTATGTAAACCGTAATGTCACCTTTGCCGGAAAGCAGCTCGTCTTTGAACATCTTAGGTGTTACATCGTCATCGTACCATGATTCGCTTGCTATAGTTCCTCGCAATTCAAGAACTCTTTCAGATCCTTCACCGCCATCCTGATTGATGACTTTTTGCTTTTTCCATTTCCAGAATTTATTCATATTCAGCCTCCTTCTGATATGCCGTTATTGTTTTGTTCGTAAGCCGCACCTGCTTGTTTCAGGGGCAGCATATTGCCGTTGATAAGGTACAGGTTGCCGCCCTCCTCATCAGGTATCATATCCTGATTTTCTAAGGCACGGATATCGTTTGCCGACATCCAGCCGTTCTGCCTTGCCGTTGCATAGCCGTTCATGCGGCTTTGGTAGTCACCACGCAGCAGCCCGTCAACATTGAATTTTGCAAAGTATGTGCCTTTTTCATCAGGCAGTAACAAGGTTCTCTTTATTGATTGCTCCCATCTCACCACCCACGGATCAAGGGTATATTTGACAAATTCAAGGCTCTGCTGTTCAATATTTGAAAAGCTGGATTTTTCAAGATCGCCTATCATATGCGGCGGTATGCGGAATATTCTTGCAATCTCGTCTATCTGAAACTTCCTCGTTTCCAAAAACTGAGCTTCATTCGGAGAGATTGAGATAGGAGAGTAGTGTACGCCTTCTTCCAGAATAGCGACTTTGTGTTTATTCTCTCCGCCGAAGCCCTTATTCCAGCTTTCACGCACACGCTCAGGCTCCTTGACCGTTCCCGGAAATTCAAGTATGCCGCTGGGTGTTGCTCCGTTTGCAAAAAACTTACTGCCGTATTCCTCTGTCGCTATCGCAAGTCCTATCGCATTTTTTGCCATAGCAATAGGGCTGTATCCGATAAGACCGTCAAAGCCAAGTCCGGGAATATGCAGCACTTCCGAAGGTGACAGCTTGACTGTACTTCCTTTGTTTATCGGCGCATCCTCCTGACTGACCATATATTCATAAACGATATTTCCGTTTTCATCACGGTCAACATTCATTCTATCAGGCATAAGAGGATACAGTGCCAGCACTTCACCCTTGCCGTTGCGGATGATCTGTGCGTAAGCGTTGCCCCACAAGAGCAAATGTGTCATCATCGTTTCACGGAATACGAAAGAAGTCATTTCCGTGTTCGGCTCATCATGCAGTAAAAAATACAGAAGATGTTCGGTTGCCTTTGCTGTGCCTGTATCGGTGTATTTGTAGAGATGCAGAGGCAGACTTGCTATCGCCTCCGATAAAATCCTCACGCAGGAATACACCGCCGTTATCTGCATTGCTGACCGTTCATTAACTGCTTTTCCGCTTGCTGATGAACCGAGCAGAAAACTGTATCCGCTGCCGGCTGTGGCATTCCGGGGTGCGTCTCTGCTTCTGAAAATACGGCTCAGAATTCCCATATTTTTATCTCCCTTCAAAAACGGCATGAAAAAGCACCTGCCATTATCAGCAGATGCTCATCCGTATATTTTTATAATTGTCTTTAACCTCATTCCAACAGCAGCCAGTCAATCAGATTTATCGACTTGACACCTTCATAGGAAGTGATAAAATCCCTATCCATTGAAAGAATGATCTTTTCATAGTTATCACGTATCATTTGCAGCGGACGAAGCTCACGCTCTCTTGTTTCCGGCGACTGAATACTTTCTGTAACCTGAATATACAGCTTATCGCCAGGCTTTTCCGCAACAAAATCTACCTCTGTTTCTCCGACCTTGCCTATATAAACCCGCCAGTCACGGCGTATCAGTTCAAGATAAACGATATTCTCTATTATATGCCCCCGGTCTGCGTCACGGTAGCCCAAAAGCATATTCCGAAAGCCCAGATCGATGATGTAGTTTTTCTCCAGCGTTTTCAAAAGCTGCTTACCCTTTACATCATATCTTCCGACAGATGAAAAAATATAGGCACTGCAAAGCATTGAAATGTACTTATTGACCGTTTTTCCTGCGATACCCTTTGACTTTCCCTCTCGTATATCACCCTCATTTGAAAGAATAACTCCTATATTATTCGGGGAAGTTATACTGCCGATATTGGAACACATAAAACGCATGATTTTCTGAAGCGTTGCATTATCAGCCTGACTGTTACGCTGCAATATATCTTTTAGTACAACGGTTGAGTAAATTCCCTCTAAAGCCTGATTGACCCGTGCCTCATTGAATTTGTATTCTCTGAGTATCGGCATTCCGCCGAACTGCAGATACTTCCGAAACTTTTCCTCCATCGTAACGGATGTATCAAAATCATAGAATGTCAAAAACTCCTTGAAGGAAAGCGGAAGGACTTTGATCTCAACATATCTGCCCGAAAGAAGCGTTGAAAACTCAGTCGAAAGCAAATATGCGTTAGAACCTGTGATATAAATATCAACATCATAATCCAGTCGGAATGATTCGATTGCCTTTTCCCAGTCCGGGACATTCTGCAGCTCGTCAAAGATAAGGTATGTTTTGCTGTCCGGCTGGATATGTCCTGCTACATAATCATAGAACTTTATATGGTCGGTTATATCACGAAAGCGGAGTGATTCTAAATTCATGTGGATGATATGCGATTCATCCACTCCGTTTTCGGAAAGATACCGATGATAAAGATCAAGAATAGACGATTTTCCGCAGCGTCTTATTCCTGTCACGATTTTCACAAGATCAACATCCTTATTCTGTATGAGTTGGTCTATATATTGTGGTCTGTTTATAAGTTCTTTCATAACGCACCTCCGAAATAACATATATATTCTTTGTATCTTTTATAACTATTATACCTTAAATTTTGATATAGTCAAGATTTTAGTGCGTCATTGTCCGAAATTATATAAACAAAATACCTCTGGAATCATAAACGCTCTCAGTATTGACATTGCCGCATCTGACAGCACGGTCGAGTGCCATGATCGTAGCAATAGCACCATCTATCTTTTCAGTAGATTTTTCCTTATCTGCTTTTATATTTCCGGCAGGGTCAGTTCGGATAAAAATATTATCCATCATCCACCGCAGCACAGGATGTCCGCCGTGAGCTATTCGCTGCTCAAGCGTCAGCTTCATTAGCTCTTTGGTAGGCGGCGACATATCCTTAAAGCCCTGACCGAAGGGAACAACGGTAAATCCCATACCCTCAAGGTTCTGCACCATCTGCACAGCGCCCCACCTATCGAAGGCAATCTCTCTGATATTGAAACGCTCACCGAGCCGTTCGATAAACTTCTCTATGTAGCCATAATGAACGACATTTCCTTCCGTTGTTTCCAGAAAACCCTGCCGCTCCCAGATATCGTAGGGGACATGATCTCTTTTAACACGCAAATCCATATTTTCTTCCGGTATCCAGAAATAGGGCAGGACATAATATTTGTCGTCCTCATCGGTCGGAGGAAAAACGAGAACGAAAGCCGTAATATCAGTCGTGCTTGACAGGTCAAGTCCGCCGTAGCAAACTCTACCCTCAAGCTCCTCAAGATTAACAGGAAATGCACATTTATCCCATTTCTCCATAGGCATCCAGCGGACTGCTTGCTTGACCCATTGATTAAGTCTGAGCTGCCGGAATGCATTTTCTTCTCCCGGATTTTGCCGTGCTGAGTTACAGGCAGCTTGCACCTTATCCATTCCTATCGTGATACCAAGTGAAGGATTAGCCTTTTTCCAGACCTTCGGGTCAGTCCAGTCTTCATTCTCCGCAGCACCATAAATACAAGGATAAAATGTAGGATCGACCTTGCGCCCGGAGATAATATCCATTGCTTTTTGGTGCAGTTCATAACAGATAGAATGTGTATCGTTTCCGGCTGTCGTTATGATAAAATGCAGAGGATTTTTTCTTGCATCTGATGTTCCCTTCGTCATCATGTCAAAGAATTTTCTGTCCTTTTGCACCCACAGTTCATCAAAAATTAGAGCCGAAACATTGACACCTGACTTGCCTGCAACATCGGCTGAAAGAGCCTTATATGTACTGTTGGTCGGCGTGAAATGTATCGTTTTCCGACTCGGTCTTATGTCGCAGCGTTTCCGCAAGGCAGGACAGAGCCGCACCATATCGCAGGAAACATCAAAAACAAGAGAAGCCTGATCTCGATCGGCAGCACAGCCGTAAACCTCGGCTCTCTGTTCGCCATCAGCACATAACATATACAAAGCAACAGCAGCCGCAAGCTCGCTCTTCCCGGATTTCTTACTGATTTCAATATACGCCGTATTGAATTGACGATAACCGTCAGCACGGATAGTTCCGAAAATATCACGGATTATTCTTTCCTGCCAGTCGATAAGTTCAAAGGGCTGATTATAGAATTCTCCCTTTGTGTGCCGCAACTGCTCAATAAAGCTGACAGCGTAATCGGCGGCAGCCTTATCGTAATATGATCCCTTTGCCATAAATTTAGTAGGCGTGTATTTTTTTAGTTTTCTCAAAATTGCACCTCCTCGTCATACAGGCTGTCCTGCGATAGCCTCCTGACTAAGTTTCATTATTTCTGAAAGATCCATTTACTTTCACCCCCTCGTCCTCGCAAGCTTCGCTTTATCGTTTCCGTGCAAGCATGAAAACTCATCCGCTCCGCTGCTCGTCCTCTCCCCAACAAGCCTGTGGCTTGCCGGGGTCCCCATAAAAATACAGCCGCATTCCTGCGACTGTCAAAAAGTATTTATATAAACGAGAAACACACCGCATCGGTGTGCCCTCGGAGTTTTCAGAATTGTCCGTCAATGTAATCGTATTCAGTCTTGAGCCTGTTATATTCCTGTGCAAGGCACTGTCTGCGGTATCCGTTTTTGCAGGCTTTACCTTCGCTGTAGATGCGGTCAAGCTCTTTTTTCCTTCGCTCCAGAACCTCCTTCTCATTTCCGTCAAGGGCTTCAAGAAGGTCTCTTTCAAATCTGTTCATTGCCGTTCCCTCCTCAGAAAAGGTCGCCGTTAAGGTACATGTCCTCGATGTCCTCTCTCGTTACCCTTATGCCGTCGCTCTCCATGTCGTTTACGATATCCTGAATTTCAACCGGGTCGAGGTCATATTTCTTTGCGATCTCCTTGATGTCCTTCTTTGTAATCTTTCTTGCTCTTTTCATGGTGGTCTACCTCCGTTTGTTTTTGTAGGGTTGTTCCCTTGTTGTGTACACATATTAACTCTTTCAGGTGTACTTATCAATACGATTACTACACAATCATCCGGGCAGGTAATTGTGTAGTAGTGTGTAATTTATCAGAGTTTTATATGTCCGTAGAGGTCGGCTTCGCTGCGGTAAAGGCCGCGTCCGTCACTCAGTATTTTTACAAAACGGTAGGTCTTTTCGGTGCAGAGGTTTTCAAAATGGTTCGTGGTCTTTCTGCCGAAGGTGGTGGTGCTTTCCGTCAGCCGAACCCTTATGCTCTTTTTGTTGACCTTGATTATCTCGCCCTGCCATGTGGTACTCTGTATCAGAAGTCCGATGCAATTTCCTCTGTATGCTTCAACCTTCATTCCGATTTGTGCGTTTGTCATATTACTCAACCTCCGTTTTATTTTTGTATCTGTATATTAACTCTTTCGGAGGTACTTATCAATATCACTATCACACAATCATTTCGGGCTGATCTTGGCGGTAAATTGTGTATATATGAGGAGAAAACCGCCATGCTGTGGGCGGCGGTCAGGCTCAGTTTACGCTGAACCTGATCCCCTGAATCTCTGTTTCTCCCCAGAATTCTTTTCTTATTCTTGTGTAAAGCCCTGTCATGGTGCAGCCCTCGGCGGCAAGCTGGTGAATGTTCTCCATCAGGGCGGTACTTTTACCTGTGTAGGCGAACTCGGTAATGCCTGCCTTGCGGAGGGTGTCAACAAAATCCGCAACCTCTCTGTCCCAAAGGAGATCCGAAAACTCGAACTCGTCTGCGTTGTTTTCTATGCTTCCCGCCCATGCTCTGTAGGCTTTGTTTGCACCGTCTGTGAAGGGAAAGGGAATGTCCTTGTTTTCTGCTATCCAGTTGCTGTATTCCTCGCTGCAGTATCCGTAGGTCTTTTCGATCTCCCTGCGCTGCTCCAGCCTTGCTCTGCGTTCGTCATCCCAAGCGTGTCCTACTCTCTTCATTTCCTCGAAAAATGCGTTTTCTCTTTTCATGGTGGTGTACCTCCGTTTGTTTTTTGTAAGGGTTGTTTTCCTTTCGGTGTGTACATATTAACTCTGAACGGAGGTATTATCAAGTTAATATGCACACATATATCCGACAAAGAATCAGTCTTTATCTTGTGTACATCTGTCCATGCTGCGGTGGATCGCATCAAGGATTTTTTCCTGCTCCTCCGCATCAATACCGATAGAGGTCAATGCCTGTCTCGTTCCGCAATCGGGGCAAATTGGGCTTTCATTATCTGTCCTTGATATTGCCGGGTGTCCTCGATAGGCTGTGCCGCAGATCGGGCAAGTCCTTATTTTAATCTCAGCTGTTTCCATAGTATTTTCTTCATCCTTTCTACTGTTCTGGTAAGTATCTTCGTATCAAATCCGAAATCTCTGTAGCCCTTCATGCAGATGGTAAGGTAATAGTTTGTCGGCAGTCCCACTCTGCGGCCTTCTGTCATTACGTAGGCAAAGCAGCGCAGTTCCTTCGTTGTCTTTTCGTCAAGCAGCGTGACCTTGAGGGTGTAATCGTACTTGTAATAAAATCTCGGATAGCCCTCGTAGCGGTCGAGTGCTTCTTCATCCTCCGGTGTTACCTCCCAGACTGCGACCGGAACCTTGCTGCCGATCTTCGGCTCGATTGTCAGGTAGTAGCCTGAACCGCTCCCTCTGAAATAAAGGATATTGTGCTCCAGCATCGCTGTTCCGATGGGCTTTGCTCCGGGGCATCTTCTCATCATCTGCTCCACATTCAGGTTGCTGCCGTAGGCAATGTAATAGCGTTTCTTTTCGTTCATGGTGATTACTTCCTTTCCGAAGGAATACCCTTCTACCACCTTAAGGCCGCCGTTCGTGGCGGTCAGGGGGGCAGGAGGCTGTTCCTTAAGCTCTGCCGTGTCTGAAGGCTGTGTCGCCGTCAAGGTTTCTTGTTAAAAGCTCTCTTGCTGTGGCGAATTCCTCTCCGATGAATCCCAGGCGAAGGAGCCAAGTCCTCATTGCGTACTTCGGGTTTTCTTTCTGCTGCTCTTTCGGGCTTGCTGTTCTTATTTCCTTTGCCATCTCGCTGAGTGCAAGGCAAAGCTGAATGTAGCTCTTGAGCTGTCCTGCGTGAAGGCCGTTCTGCTTGCCGCCGCTTGGTGCATCGAATTGAAAAAGTCTGAATTCAACCGTGCCTTTTGTAAAGGTTGCGTGGAGGTTGAGCATATGGTAGCGGCTGTCGTTGTAGTGGTGGCTTCTGCCGTAATTTGCACCGTTGCCCTCGTACCAGATGTCTGCAAGATGGCTCATTGTTTTCGGCTTTTTGCTGTTGAGCTTTGCGAGAAAATTCGGATTGACCGTTCTGCAGTAGCGGCTCATTCTGCCTTCGTTTATTTTCAAAGCTGTTGCGATCAGGCGTTCGTGCGATGCCATCAGATTCGCTAAATTTCTGAGGGTCTGTGCTGTGTGACCGTTCGCTCCGATGTGAATGTGTACTCCGCAGCCTCTTGTTGCGTCGCTTTTTGCTCCCGCTTTGCGAAGCCTTCTGATCAGTTCCTGCAAAAGCTCCATGTCGCTGTAGTGAAGGATCGGGGTTACCAGTTCGCATTTTTCGCTGTCCGGTCCGCTGATGCTGACATCCTTCTGGAATTTCCACTCTCTGCCGTCTGCGTCCCATGCTGACCAGGTGCTGTATCCGTTGCGGCCTGCTGTGTTCTGGTATCTTCTCGTTCCGAAGAACTCTGCGGCGGTCTTTGCAGCCTTTTCTCTGGTAATGCTGTTCATCTCAACCTCGACCCCGATGGTCTGCTTCTTCATTTCCTCTATCTGTCTTGCAACCTTAGTATTCATGGTGGTTTCCTCCGTTTTTTTGGTTTTGTTTTCCCTTTCGGTATGTGTATATTACCTCTACTTTGACACTATATCAAGCAATATTTGAGATGTATATCCACCAATCATAAGGGCTGTTTTTCGGAGGAAGTTGTGTATATTATGGCGGTCAATCCAGATCATCGGTGCAGTGATTTTTGCCTAAAATCAGCTTGGTGTAGATAACCGCATAGCGTTCTCTTTCGCTGCCTTCGTTAGCTTTCAGACCTTCAAGGAAAAAGTTCTTTGCTTCTTCTCTGCTGTCCCACAGCTTTTCTTCACCGTAGCAGACTGTGATAACGCTGTCGAGGGTTTCCACCTCGTCAACTCCGTAAACCACATTCAGTCCGCAGCCGTTGTCCCACTTTACCAAAAGGCTGGCGGCATCATCAACACCCTGCACAGTCCCCTTGGTTCCAATGGGAGGGGCTTGGCAGTCATCCATTTTGCGGAGGACTACTCTTGTGCCGACAGGGTACTCCTGTTTCAGCTTTTCGATTATCTCTCTGCCCGGATATTTCATTCCTGCTCACCGTCCCTTCCGGCTTTGAATGCTGACGAGCCGCTGAGATTTCGGAGCAGGATTTTTCTTTCCGCTTTGTACTCTGTACCGATGAACCCGAGCCGCAGGAGGAAACACCTGAAAGCGTATTTTTCATTATCGACATTCTTTTCCTTCGCTGTCACCCTTTTCGCTTCTTTTGTCATTTTGCAAAGGGCATTGACAAAGTGTGTATAAGCCATCGCTTCATCAATGCTGACCTCTCCGAACCAAGGGAAACAAATCGTTCTGCCTTCCTCATTGATCTCAAAACCCAGATCATCCACACCGAGAGCCTTTTTGATAAGGCTGCCCTTCGCGTCAAGGAGTTTTGTCAGATTGCCGACTGCCACGCTTTCCAGCGGCAGCGTTATCGTAAGGTTTATGCTTTCGCACTGTTCCCCCTGTGTGGGCTTGTGTTCGGCTGTTTCGGCTTTTGCGGATACTTCCTCGGCTTCGCTTTCAGCCGCCGTGTCGGGCATTTCTGGGGCCATTCCTTCAAAGCCTTTCTGTGCAAGCTGTTCCAGAAGGTTTTCGATTTCCTCGCTGTCAGCTCTGTCGTCAAATTCCAAAGCCCCGTCCTTTGTTACCGTAAAGTAATCGATCTCGTAGGCGCAGGTCGGCATGAATTTGTATACCGCTTCTGCTCCGGTTATTTCGGAAATTGCTTTTACCAGTGCTTTGCGCTCCGCTCCTGTTCTGTTGAATTCTATTCTCATTTTGAGTACCTCCTCTTTTTTGGTAAGTACATATATCACTCTTTTTCGCCTGAAAGTCAACAACCACAGCCAACATAAAAGGAAATCTACATAGTACACAAATCAGGAGAAAATATGTACATCAGCCTGCACACCCTGCTTTTTGCAGTTGTCTATAACATACTTCGTACCTCTGGACTTGCCATCCCAGAAAGCAATTACAACATCTGCATATTCAATGATTTGCAGATTTCTTTTCAGCGGCGCACCTCTGCCGTACTTGTTGTATTCCGGCAAAAACTCTGTCAGCTTTAAATCATGCGATAAAGCATAATCCCTCGCACAGGTATCAATTCCTCTTGCACCGCCAGACACTATCTCTGTTGTATCCTCCGGCAGATATTTTCCCAGATCATTTACAATCAGACCTCTTGAACCTATAACTGCTACTTTCATAAAAAGAACCCTCCAATTTTATAGATATACGGTATATTCACTTTTAACATTTTAACATATAAAGCGGCTAAAATGAACACATAATATATCTAAACAAGAGGTGTTCTTTTATGGCAGTAAAGAGTGTATCAATCAGAATCGAACAGGAAATGCTTGATAAGATCGGCTATATCGCAGATTATCAGGGTCGTTCCGTCAACAGTCATATCCTTGTTCTGATAAGAAACGAAATTGAAGATTTTGAAAAGGAGCATGGTGCAATTACCGGGGACATTGATCCTGCTGAAAATGTCAAACCGACAAGAAAGAATTGATTTTTATCGGCTCAATAATCAGCTGATTTCCTCATCTACAGCCCATTTGATGCCGGATAAGACGAAAAAAACTATCGGCAATGAAACTCCATTACCCCACAGCTTATACTCTGCTGAATCGCTGTGGGGATTTTGCAGCCATTTGCGTATCTGATTATCCGTTTTCGGCTTTGTTTTCTTTCCCATCGCTTCATCGTACTCTCTGAAAATCTCCCTCCATTTTGCTATCTCTTCATCGG